AGCGCCGAGCAGAGCACAGGCCATTTCCACAGGAGGTGTCCGCATGAAGAATGATAGGGAAGAACGACGCGAAAGGGCTAAATCCACGTTAGAACGTGCCATTATTGCATCAGCGGAGGAGATAAAAGCCCATGGGTTAGAGACATTATGGAATGATGACCAGTATATTACCAGCGCGCGTATCACTATTGAGATTGACTCGGAAATGTTGACGACGGTACGGTATGAAAAGGTCGTAATACCTAAAAGAGTATCATAATCACGGCATAAAGAGAGGAGGCTTGGACGTGACAAACCTCATTGAAGCGGCAAAAAGTGGAGACAAGAGGGCAACGTTAATAGCATTGCGAGACAAATTAGCCGAGACCATCGAGAACTGCGAAAGCGGGCGGGACATGGCCTCAAATACGAAAAGGCTGATGGAGGTCATGGCAGAGATTGAGCTGCTGCCAGACCCGGAAGCAAAGAGAACATCAAAGCACGACCGCCTGAAACGGAAGCATGAAAACAGGTAGGCAAACGCCCACGTTTTCGTTTGTCGGTGAGTATGCATATTCCCATGGTGCGGAAGTGGTGGAAATGTTCGAGGAAGACGGCGGTGCTACCTTTTACCCATCACAGCGCGATGAACTGGAATTAATGCTTGCCCGTAAAACGGACGGGTCACCTGCGGCAATGACAATCGGTATCACGAAACCGCGTCAGAATGGCAAGAGCTATGCGGCGCGGTTTTATGCTATCTATATGGCGGATTTTGAGCATCGGAACGTGCTTTATTCCGCCCACCACAGTACAACGACAAATAAGATGTTTAAAGCCATGTGCGCGTTGTTTGAGAATCCGGAGCGGTTCCCAGAGTTCGCGGCAGATGTAAAACACATTAGCCATGTGCGAGGCTACGAGGGGATTTATTTCAATGCCTGGGTTGATGACGATGGCAACACGCAGGAAGGCGGATGCATTGAGTTTGCCACCAGAACGAACAGCGGCGCACGAGGCGGTACTTATTCGGTTATTGTGATCGATGAAGCGCAGGAGATGACTGACGATCAGCAGGAGGCCATGCTCCCGGTTATGTCGGCGGCGTCGGATCTGACTGATGCCTCACAAATGCCGCAGCAGATTTACATCGGCACCCCGCCCGGCCCATCTTGTCGCGGCACGGTGTTCAAGAAGATGCACGACGCGGCCCACGAGAAGTCAGGCCCTTGGTGGCTGGAGTGGTCGATAGAGTCAAAAAACATCATGCAGGATCTTGCCGACCGGAAAAAGGCCCTTGAGTTTGCATACGAGACAAACCCGGCGATGGGCTACCGGATCGCGGAGGACACCGTGTTGAATGAGTACGACAATATGTCTCCGGACGGATTCGCTCGTGAACGTTTAGGCTGGTGGGCTCCGATTGTGGAGCATAAAGAAGATTACGCCATACCAGCGGACGTTTGGGACGCCTGTAAGAGCTCGGAGCTAAAACCCGAAGGAAAAACCGCATATGGTGTTAAATTCACGGCAGACGGCGCTCTCGTGGCTCTGTGTGGCGCTGTGGTAACTCCGGAAGGATATTCACGGATCAGTCTGATTGACTGCCGCCCGACGGGGTACGGCACCCAATGGCTGGCCGATTGGTTAAATGAAAGATCAGACAGGGCGTCATGCGTCGTTATTGACGGCAGGAACGGCGTTGATGTTTTGATTGATAAAATAGCGAAAACATGGCGAATGAAAGGCGCGGTAGTGCGCCCGACGGTTCGGGATGTCATCGCGAGTGTGTCCATGCTTACGGATGCGCTGAACGAAAAGACGGTGACATGGTACGAAAAGCAGGAGGCACTACGGGATAGTGCTGTTACCAGCGTGAAGCGTCGCATAGCTGGCGGCTGGGGATTCGGAGGCGAAAACCCGGCACCGATAGAAGCTTGTGCGCTGGCCTTGTGGGGGGCTAAAACGTCAAAGAGAGACCCGACAAAGAAGATGAGGATTGGATAAATGTTAACGATTGACGCGGGTAACGTAATTGGGCTTGACGATTACGGCAGAAGCAAATTCCAAAAACTAATAAACGTATACAACACTCATTGGTCAAAGAACAACGACAAAGACCGTTATTACGAGGGAAAAATCTCCCTTGGTGAGGTCAACTTGGGGATCGCTCTTCCGGAAGGAATGCGCGGGCTTGAGATCGGGTGCGCGTGGGGCGCAAAGGCGGTTGACGTATTGGCGGCTCGGTCGATGTTCGACGGCTTCGTGAGCGAGGACGGAACCGACGCGGCCCAGCTCGGCGGGATCATTACGGGGAACCGGCTGATAGCTGAGTACATGAAAGCGTGCCGGGACGAGCTCAAATACGGGTGTACCTTTGCGACGCTTTCCGCCGATCCGGTTATCGGGTGCAAGATCCGGTTCCATTCACCGCAGACCGCAGCGGCACTCTGGGACGGCGAAAAGGGGCGGATTGATTGCGGCTTCGCTGTGATTGACGCCATGCCGTCGAATGATGATGTTGTTTGGACGCCTTCGTTGATAAACCTATACACCGACGAATATATCTGGGTTTTATCGCGTGGAGAGGATGAAATCTGGAGGGCGGCGCCGTACCGACACCGCATGGGCCGCCCGCTTATGGAAGCCTTGGTTTGGAATGCGACGAGCAATAAGCCGTTTGGACGATCCAGGATCAAGGAACCGATTCGGCGGCTGATTCAGGGGTATGTTCGGACGATCGCAAACGCGACGATAGGGCTTGAGTTTTCTACCAGCCCGCAGAAATACCTGTTAGGCATTACAGATGACCAGTACGATGTCGTCATTAATCAGAAATTCAGGCAGTATGTCGGTTCCATCATCGCGGCAACTACAAATCCGGAGACAGGCGAAAAGCCGACATTCGGCCAGCTCCTTCAGGGGAATATCTCACCGCACGTCGAAATGATCCGTGTGCTGGCAACACAGTTTTCGGCGGCTACCGGCTTAACCGTAACGGATACCGGCGTGGTATCCGAAGCAAACCCGACAAGCGCGGACGCTGTGTTAGCGCAGACGCAAACTCTTGTTGCGATGGCCGAACAGCTTAATACCGGAAACGGCGATAGCCTCCGGGAAATCGCTTTGATGGCCCTTGCCATAACGAACAAAACCAACATCGAAGGGCTCACGGAAGAACAGCGCAACGTGGTAGCGCACTTCAAGAACCCGGCGATGCCTTCCATCGCGGCGACAGCAGACGCGGCTATCAAAATAGCGTCCAGCCGTCAGGCGTTCGCACAGACGGATACTTTCTTGGAAATGATCGGTTTCGATCAGGCCGACATTCGGCGGATCAAGGCGCAGGAGCAGCGGGCCCGCGGTGTCGCGACGCTTGAGGAAATGGGCGTATGATTATAGCTGGCAAAGCATGGGAGAAATATCTTGCAGATCTAAGAAAGGTGGACGTGACGGCGGCGGCTAAAATGTCGCTTTTTTTGGATAAGCATAGAGACCCGGACGGCCTTTGGAACAGCCGAGAGACCCGACAGGCCATATTAGATTATGCGTACGGCCTCACCACTAAATACGGCGAAGCGGCGGCAGAACTGGCCTGTGAGATGTACGACGCTATCGGAGCATTGGAAGGGCTCACGTTACCAGCGGCAACACCGGCGGCAACCGCTACTTATGGAGATGTGGCAAAGTCGGTTAATGGCGTGATGAAAGTTAGCGGAAACGCCGAAATGATAGCGGCGGCCGTAAGCCGCGTGGTCAAACTTGCAGGCGTGGACACCACCATGCAGAACGCCATACGAGACGGTGCAGAATGGGCGTGGATCGCTTCGGGCGACACGTGCGCGTATTGCATCATGTTGTCATCCAGAGGATGGCAGAAGGCAAGTACGGACGCCTTGGAGGGCGGACACGCTGAACACGTTCACGGCAACTGTGATTGCACGTATGCGATACGCCACAGCAAAGATACTAACATTCAGGGGTACAAGCCTGAAAAGTATTTGCGGATGTGGCAGAAGGCGGACGGCAATAACTCACAAGAAAAGCTGAACGCCATGCGCCGCGATTTCTACGAAGATAACAAAGAGCGGATAAATGCTCAAAAGCGCGACGCATACGCGAGGCGGAAAGAGCTGAACGAGCCATCCGCCGAAGAATTTAACGTTAATTAAACGATCCTTAACCGGGTCGTTTTTTTATACGCCAACGTGCGGCGAAAGCACGGAAATGCACTCATTGGAGGAAAAGAAAATGTCAGAAGAAACCAAAGCACCCGAAAAGACGTTTACTCAGGCGGAGTTGGACGCCATTGTCGGTGAACGGCTGAGCCGGGAGCGCACGAAGTATGAAGGCTTCGACGAGCTCAAGGCAAAAGCCGCAAAGTACGACGAAATGGAAGAAGCCAGTAAATCCGAGCTGCAAAAAGCGGTTGAGCGGGGGAATGAATTGCAGTCCCGTTTGGACGCCATGGAGCAGGCGGAAAAGTTGAGGTTAATGCGGGAGGCTGTTTCACAGGCCACCGGCGTACCGGCCAACATTTTATCCGGATTAACAGAGGAAGAATGCCAGGAGCAGGCGAAAGCCATCTTGGAATTTTCAAAGCCTTCCGGATATCCACAGGTCAGGGACGGCGGGGAGCTTGCAAAAGTTGGCAAGCCATCCACGAGAGAGCAGTTCGCGGAATGGTTCAATTCACAAGTTTAAAGGAGAAAAACAATGGCAATTACTGGTAGTGGTGTTCCCACCAATATGACCAACATTCAGTTACCTAACGACGTGTCCCAGGAAATTCTTCAGAAGACCCAGGAAGAATCCGTCATCATGCGTGTGGCGCGGCAGATTGCGCTTCCGGGCCGTGGCGCTCAGATTCCGGTTATCGCTGGTGATCCGGAAGCGGCGTGGGTTTCCGAAACTGGCGTAAAACCCGTCAGCAATCCGACCCTGGACAAAAAGATCATGCAGGCGCATAAGCTGGCCGTTATCGTACCCTTCTCGGATGAGTTCCGTCGGGATGCCGCGGCTCTGTATGACGCTCTGGTCGCAAGACTTCCCGGCGTTCTGGCTGAAAAATTCGATAATACGGTATTTTTCGGCCCGTCTTCCGGAACCCTTGCAAACTTCGATAACTTCTCGGCTGTTACCGGCTATGCGCTGGATACTGCGAACATGACGGCCTATGACGGACTTGTGGCCGCTGATACCGCGATTTCTGCCGCTGGCGGAATCGTGAACGGCTATGTTCTGTCCCCGCAGGGCCGTGGTGTACTGCTTGCCGCTGTTGACGCCGATAAACGCCCGCTGTTCGTGAACAACACCGAAGATGGCGCGGTAACGAGAATCCTTGGCGCTCCGACATATCTTAGCAAGGCTGCCTATAAAGCAGGAACTTCTGGCTCTGGCGCGACTCCTGATGTCGTTGGCTTTGTCGGAGATTGGACTAAGGCCCTTTATGGCACCGTCGAAGGCGTACAGATCAGCTATTCTTCTGATGCGACGCTGACCTCTGGTAACACGACCATCAATCTGTTCCAGCAGAACATGTTCGCGGTTCGCGCGGAGATTGAACTTGGATTCGTGGCGGAGACCGACTACTTCGGAAAACTTACCAGGGCTCACGCATGACGAAGATGATCGACCGGTATACCGGTGTAGAAATCTGGGTAGCGGACGACCGCGTGAAAGAGTATGAAGCGGCTGGCCACAAGCTGGCCGCTCCTCAGAAAGCGGAAAAGCCCAAAAGAAAAACCACTAAGGAGTAATAGACATGGCATACGCAGAACTGACGGATATTACCGCAAGGATGACACGGACGCTTTCAGAGAAAGAGGAGACTGTGGCCGAAAGCTTAATCAATGACGCGGCGACCTTGATTGACGCTTACAGATCCAGCGCAAGGGTCGAGCAGAAAAAGGTCGTGACTTGCCGCATGGTTATACGGGCGCTTGGCGACGGTACAGATGCGGTACCAATGGGAGCGACTCAGGGGTCTATGTCCGGTCTCGGATATTCCCAGAGCTGGACGATCGGGAGCGGCGGATCTGTCGGGGAGCTGTACCTGTCTAAAACCGATAAGCAGCTTTTAGGCGGGGGCAATTCGATTGGATCCAGGAGCCCGATTGAAGAAGTGGAGGAAGACAGATGCGAGGCATGACGGTTTACCTTTGGGAACAGACGCAGACCGGCGTTGACGTCTTCGGCACTCCGATCTATGAGGAAACCCCGACAGCGGTTGACGACGTGCTGGTAGGGGAGCCGTCGAGCGATGATATCGCTACATCGACGGCCCTTTACGAGAAGGTCATCCGCTTTATGCTGGGGATTCCGAAAGGCGATACGCACGACTGGATGGATAAAAAAGTGACGTGGACGGACGCTTACGGGCATGAATACGTTTGCAAAACTTTTGGCTATCCGATTACCGGAGTCGAGGCCAATATCCCGACACGCTGGCACATGAAGGTGAGGTGTGAAGACTTTGGCTAACTTCAAATTCGAACTTAACCGTGACGGCGTGAAGGAGTTACTCCAGTCGGAGGAGATGCAGAAGGTATTGGCAAAGAAGGCGGACGAGGTTCTACGGCGCCTTCCTTCTTATGGGAATGGCTACGGTAAAACATCCGGTATGACGTCCGAACGTGCAAAGGTCACGGTCGGCACCCGCACAAACAGAGCTGCTCGGGAGAATCTTAAAAACAATACATTGCTGAAAGCGCTTGGAGGTGGTCGAGGATGATAGAGGCCATCGTTAGAAATTTTCTTTTGTCACAGACGTCCATAACGGCGCCGGTTTATATCGACGTCCCTTCCGATCCGCCCGCAAAGCGGGTCGTTATTGAGAGAACCGGCGGTGGGATGGTTGAGCATATCCGGAACGCTCAGATTGCTATTCAGAGCTACGGAGCACGGAGAAGTGAGGCGGCAGAGCTCCACGAGTTAATCCTGGAAATCATGCCGACGCTTGCGGCACTCCCGAATGTTTCGGCTTGCGATCTGAACGCTGAATATGACTTTACCGACACAAGCACGAAAGAATACCGATACCAAAGCGTTTTCAACATCGTTTACTACGGAGGTTAATTGAAATGGCAAACACAGCCTTAAATGTATCGGCGGGCAAACCGGCGGTTGCGGGTGGCATTTACCGCGCCCCGCTCGGAACTACTCTGCCGACGGATGCAAGCACGGCACTCGGCGAAGCGTTTGTATCGATGGGCTACATTGCGGAGGGCGGCGTCACGCATTCCCTTTCCATTGAGTCCGGAGAATATCGCGCATGGGGCGGTGATTTAGTTCTGGCCTACCAGACCAGCAAGACCAACACATTTGCGTTCGGTCTGATTGAAGTTCTGAATAAGACCACCTACGAGACCGTGTACGGTGCGGAAAATGTGACCGGCACTCTGGCGGAAGGTATCGCGGTGCAGGCTAATGGTGACGAAATGTCCGAGTTTGTTTATGTAATCGAGCTGGCCATGAGAGACGGCGCCCTCAAGCGTATCGTCATCCCGGACGGCAAGGTTACCGCAATCGGCGATATCGTTTATCAGGATTCCGACGCGGTGTCTTACCCGATCACCATTACGGCGCAGGTAGATAACGCTGGCAACAGCCACTATGAATATCTGAAAAAGGCGTAACGCCAATGGGGAGGGCTAAATGTTAAAAGGTAAAACAGCATCCGGGTTTGCTTTCAAAATCGACGAAGGCGTCCGGGACGACATGGAATTACTGGAGGCCATAACCGCGTATGATGCGGGAGAACGCGACAAAATGCCGATGATTCTTGAGGCGCTTTTGGGTGCGGAACAGAAAAAGAAGCTGTACGAGCATTGCCGCGGGAAGAATGGCCGTGTGTCTGCAAGGGCGGTTCTTTTGGAGATTAAGTCGATTTTTGATGAAATCCAGAAATCGCAGGACGACACAAAAAACTGATGATCCTTGCCGCCATGATAAAGGCGGACGAACACGCGTTAATGTGTGACTTTGCAGAGGTCTATCACATTTACGACTACAAGGCGCTTCGTCCGATGCAGGCGGCTATTTTTGCGGTCGGCCTTCCGGACGATAGCAGAATCAAGCGGAAAATGTCAGGGCAGAAGCAGACAGCACAGGTTTTGCTCCTGTCCTGCATCGCTGATTCCCTCCGGACGCTGGTATGGTTCCAGACGAAGGACGGCCAGCGCGGTATTAATCGCCCGGCTTCGATCCTCAGTGAGATCATGGAAGAAAAAGAGGAATATTCGTCCTTTGATTCCATCGAGGAATACGAGGCGGCAAGGAAAAGAATGATGGAGGAATAAATGGCAACGGGGACAAACTTAGGTGAAGCATATGTCACCATAATGCCATCCGCTAAAGGTATTTCCGGTTCCATATCGAATGTCCTGAACAAGGAATCTTCGAGCGCCGGGAAGCTGGCAGGCGGTAATATTGTTAGAGCCATAACCGGAGCCCTTGCAGGTGCTGGCATCGTGGCTGCGTTCAAACAGGCGCTTGATGCTGGCGGCGCGATGCAGCAGTCGTTCGGAGGCTTGGAGACCATCTACGGCGAAGCGGCAGACAGTATGAAAAAGCTGTCCTATGAGGCCGCAAAAGCCGGGATCTCTGCGAACGATTACGCAGAGCAGGCCGTTTCGTTTGGCGCGTCTTTGCGTCAGGCTTTCGGCGGAGACCTGGAGGGCGCAGCGCAGGCGGCAAACATGGCGATTATGGATATGGCCGACAATGCCGCGAAGATGGGTACGGACATCACGTCGATTCAGAACGCGTACTCTGGCTTTGCAAAGCAGAACTATACCATGCTTGACAACTTAAAGCTTGGGTATGGTGGTACAAAAACAGAAATGGAACGCCTGCTGAAGGACGCGCAAGCGTTAACAGGCGTCGAATATAACATTGATAACCTTGGCGATGTATACGCCGCGATTCATGCGATCCAGGAAGAATTGGGCGTTGCCGGTGTAGCTGCTGCCGAAGCAGAGGGCACCTTCACCGGGTCGGCCGGGTCAATGAAAGCCGCATGGGAAAACCTCAAGGCTGATATGGCTTTGGGAAATGACATCACGGAAGACTTCAAGGTTCTTGCTCAGTCGGCAAGCAATTTCCTAACCAACAACCTGTTGCCGATGATCGGGAACGTGCTGAAATCCATTCCATCTCTGATCGGGGATGCGTTAATGACGGCGTTCACGAACGAGCCCGCTATGGTGGACAGCGCTATTGAGATGATCCACAGCTTCACGGATGGCCTGAAGAACGGCACCAATGAAGTTTTAAACGGCGTTTCAGAGCTTGCACAAGCGGGCTGGA